CTCTCACTGTAGATTCAGACCAAAAAAGGATACCCAGTTACCATTATATTTGTACGATCTTTTTATAAAAGTGTACAATAACGATGGTACCTTAAGGTATACCTTATGTTCTGAGTCGTTACAGCAATTGCGTCTATTGTGCTTTATGTTGTACAAGTTTGAGATCCCGTTCACAAAAGAACAGGAAGACTCCTCGTACAAAAAGTTCATCGAAACCGATCTAAAGGTTAAGATGGACTTCACATCAGCACAAATAGATGCTATACGACCAGATGTCTGAAGTGTCATGCCCGATGATCTAGGAGAATTAATCCCAGAACACGGAAATGGCGCTGTATGTGAACGTTTGTCTAATAAAGGCAAAATCTCGTTCCGTGCGTATCCAAATAAGGCTAGTACTATACCAGCCTACTTGGATTATCAGAATCATACACATGCCGCTGAACATTCAGCGAGCATTGCATATGAATCCGATATTGCGCAGTACATGAATGTACCAAAAGACAGTCGTGGCCCTCGCGGGATTGCTTTACAACCAACTCGTATGATGAGCTACCAAAAGGCGGCGATGCGTATTCTATATGAATTTATAGAAGAAGCGTCGCCCGCCCGTGGTTTCATCAATTTTACGGATCAGGCTATTAACCAAGAGCTAGCACGTAGTGCTTCTCTTGACCAAAAGTACTGTACGATTGACCTTAAAGATGCCAGTGATCTTGTATCCTGGAATCTAATTAAGGCCGTCGTATCCGATGAGTGGTTGGATATACTCACATCTACCCGATGCACTTCTATTGACGTTAATGGAGAAAACCATCAACTGAAGAAGTTTGCATCTATGGGCTCTGCTCTATGTTTCCCTATTGAAGCGATCTGCTTCTGGGCAATTTGTAGAACAGTGAGTAATGAGGTATATGTCTATGGAGATGACATCATAGCCCCTAATCAGGACTATGAAGCCATCGTGCAAGCTCTTGAAGATTACGGATTGATCGTCAATACAGACAAAAGTCTGCATAACGGTTTCTTCCGTGAATCTTGTGGAGGAGACTATTACTATGGAAATAGTATAGCCCCTCTACGTCTCAAGAGCATCGCACCCCAAAATGTCATAGCCTTCGCAAATAATATGCTAAAGGCCGGCTTCTCTGAAGCCGCAGATAATATCGTATCCACCTTAGAAAATAAAGGTGGCCAGATATACTGCAGAGGGAGTATCAACGATGAAGTCAAACCATTTGTTTTTAACAATGGTCGACTTATATCTAACCTCGTCTTCTTTAAAAGAAGATGGCGGAAAGATATTCAAATTTATGAACATCGAATCCCTTCAATGACAACTTCGAAAACCAAAGACGTTCCACAATCACAATACGATTTGTATTATGATTGGTTGCGCCAAGCCTCTTTTAGAGGCCCGCAGCGTGAGAACGATTGGTTTGGGATCCAGGCTGCCCAGAGTGTAGAAACTCGGGCAGGGTATAAATGGGTGGAGATTAATTCTCCCTACTGACTTTCCAATTGGAAGGTCGACTAGTCGTAGCTGCAAGTAAGTAGACTATGAACCCTACTTACTAGCGAGGAATTTCTCATTTGAAATTCGCAGGTGCTACGCTAGTACCCGAAAAAAAAAAAAAAACTCC